ATAAGACCAATATTAGACCCAATAGTAGACGCAGGTTTAGGTGGCGACCCAGAGGCAATAGGTGGCGAACTATTCCCCATACTCGGTCCACTAGGGACATTTGCTAAAAGAGAGGGTTTTATTAACGCATTTCCAATTATTGCAGAAATGTTAAAAATGAAGGGGGTGGAAGAATCAGAAGACTTTACTAAAGGACTAACTGAGCAACAACTAATAGAAATAGGTTTAACAGAATTACAACTAGCGCCCTTAAAAGAAAGAGAGCTGTCTTCTAGTGAAAATTTTGGGCAGTTTGTTGAAGCTCTTAGTTTGGGGGACTTATCTAACTTCGCAGCAGAGAAGCCAAGTGAAAATATACAGATGATTATAAAAAGTTTAAGAACACTAAAAACAGAAGCCACAGACGCAGATATGAAAGTTAGAAGGGGAGCGTGGTCTAGAGAAAAAGGCTATCAAGAAATAGAGGACATAGAAAATGACCTTAACCAAGGTATATATGATTTAAAAATGTTAATACAAAACTCACCAGAATATAAGTTTAACAGCGACGGAGTTAATTATATAGAGGGGAAGGCATATCAAGCACAAAAATTATTATATGACGTTAAGCTATCAATGGCAGAGGGAAAGACAGAAGACCCAACAGTTTTCCAAATTATAACCGACTTACAACAACAAATAGCAACAGAGGAATATGTTTTTTAATGGCAATAATTTTTAAGGTAATAATAACAGCCTACTTAACTATAATTTCTCTGGGGATATTAATATCATGATAGAGCAAGCCCTACTCAACTACGGAGTTCTAGGGATGTGGACAATAACTTTAATCGTCGAGAGATACAAGTGGCAGAAGTCATTAAGTACAGCAGTAAACAACTTAACAAGGGCGATAGAGAAAAGTTTATAAAGTAAATGACACACTAATATATATGAACGATGAACAAACAATACCGACTGACACACCCAGAACTGACGATACTCCAGTTGTGGAGGGCAATCAAGAACCTACTTCTCTCTATGCTAAGACTGAGGCTATTGTTACGAGGCAAGAAGAAGCCAACAAAAAGACGGAAGAACTTCTAACAAGACAAGAAACTTTACACGCTAATCAAAGACTGGCAGGAACGACTGGCGGAAATGTTGAGGCGAAAATGGTAAGCCCAGAGGATAAGAAAAAAGCCCAAGCGTCAAAATTCTTTGAGGGTACAGCTTTGGGGGATGCTATTGATAAGACAAAATGAAGAAGAAAATTATTGAAGAAGAGTATATTACTGGGGAACCTATGACAAAAAAGAAGTGGACAGGGAAGAGAGATGGACTACAAAAACTTCTAGACGTAGCAAAATTCAACGAACAAAAGGCAATAGACGACCAAGAAGAGATAGGATTAATTATTTCTACAATGAATGCCAAAATAGATACATTTAAGTAATCGGTTAACCGATTAACTTTATGGCAAATGAAGCAATATGCATTGAGACCCCAACAAGATTCGCAATTAAAACTATCGCAGCAGGCGCAGTTTTACCAAAAGGGACAATATGTTATCTTTCTAGCGACCCTGATACTGTAAGCGCAACAAGCGCAGTAAATCAATCCTTCGCGGGTATTGTTTGGGAAAAAGCAAGTTCAGCAACTACTACTGAAACAAGAATAACTCTAGCCTTAGATGGTGTTTGGGATATTAAAGCCTCAGGCGCAGGGCAGACTTTAGGGACAGCGGTTGCAGTTGGCGGCGCAAATCTATCAGTTACAGCAGACGCAGCAGACTTATTGAACGGGGCATTTATTGGATTTGTTGAAGAGACAGCCGCAGCAAGTGAAGTTGTTAGAACTAGACTTACTAAATTCGGAAGTTCAGGACAACTGTAAATGGCAATAGCAACAGAAGAAGACATGTTGAGAGAGAATATTGATTCTGGAGTTAAGGCAGTTGTTAAGATTGAAGAGAAGTGGAGAGCAATGTGTGCGATTGATAAGAGTTCAGCATACACAGAAACATATTTTAGAGAAACAAATGACGATGAAGTAGATGGCGGAACTGGTTCTTCAATAAGAGGAATAAGTCCTTTGGCACCATTTCCATACGTTGATGTATCAGAGACAGAGTTTAGTTCTCCTGTAGAAAAATACGCAGCAGAGGCTTTGATGTCTATGGAAGCAATCGCAGACTTAACAATTCCTATGCTTACAAGAAAGATTTATAGAATTGGAAGAAAGATTATTTATCAGATTGACAAAGCAATCCACGGCGGGGTCGCAGAAGACTTCGGAAACACGGTTGCAATCGCAATAGATAACGAATGGGATTCAGCAACAGAAAACAACAGAAACCCAATCAAAGATTTCCTAGACGCTATCCAAACATTAAGAACAGATGGGATTGACTTCTTAACTGGAAACGGTAAGATTGTTTTGAACGGACAGGATTATACAAATGTTATTTCTAACACTAAGGTTCTAAACCATCCAACATTTACAAGCGTTTCAGCAATTCAGAACGGTGTAGTAGCTGGATTAGTTGGCGGAGAGATTGTTGTTAGTGAAATTGTAACAGCAGATACGGCTTATGTTCTAGTTGCTAAACAAGGAATGGTTTGGAAAGAGAAGCAAGCCTTAAAGACAAGTACAGTAGTTACTCCGGGTAAGTCTACTCTTGCAAGTGCATGGGAAAGAGGAGCCTTTCAGTTACAGGCACCTAACGAAGTATGTAAAATTACGAACACGAGGAAATAAAAATGACTAAAGAAGGAATACTAGCACGTGGAAAGGAGAATTATGAGAAGGGACGATTCCCTGAAAATTCTGAAACATTGGCTTACGTTGATTCTATGAAAGCAGAGAAGCCAATAGAGAAACCAATAGAGAAACCAAAGGAGAAAACCAATGGTAAGTCCAACGAATGAACAACTGAATCCTAGAAGTTTAATTCTACCTAATGTTACTACAACAATCAGAGATTTGATGTCTACAGAATTGGGAACTATAATTTATAATATCACTACTAATAAAATTAATATTTGTGTTGTTGGACAAACAGCAAACGCTGCTTCTTGGGAAGCGGTGACTAGCGAATAATAATATGTTCGTGCTTCTGCATAATTTTTTATAGTCCAGTTACATTCTACTTACATGGTAAATCCTTTAATTAGAAAATATCCAAAGAGAATTAACACCCCCCAACCGAACAAGTCCGCGGGGATACTTGATGATTTCGCAGTTAGAAGTAATGTGGCGACGAAGACAGGGACAGTTTTGAAAGTTCCTGTTGATGATATTGATATTCCTAATAAAAAATATGTTGATGATTCTATTTCAGCAGTAGACTTAACGGGATTGGTACCATATACTGGAGCGACTGGTGATGTGGATTTGGGAACTAATAAGTTATTGTTTGATGGGACAACTGAAATTTATAATAACAATCCACTAGGTTATATTAATATATTGACGCTTGTTGGAGAAGATGGAATTAATCTAGTTAGTGGGGATTGGGTTATGACATGGCAAGAGGGGCAAGGTTTTCAATCTGTAAATACTCCAAACTTTGGTGCAAGTGGGCAACCGTTTGGAACTGGATTTCTTAACACACTAGACCTCGGAACTAACACAATCGTCGACGCTGATGTTGGGAATTGGGATGCTCATTTAGTAGATATGACAAACCCCCATTCAGTAACAGAAGAAACAGGAGTTATAAAAGGATTTGGTGGAGCCTATGCAAGTTTACCATCTGGATATTTATTATGTGATGGAACCGCAATAAGCAGAACAACATTCGCGACATTATTCGCAGTTACAGGAACTAAATTCGGTGTGGGAGATGGTACAACTACATTTAATTTACCAAACTTACAGAGTAAATTCGCAAGGGGTGCCCCTACCGCAACGGAAGCTGGAGGTATTGGGGGAACTACAACCCATAGTCATACAACAGCATCACATACACACGGGGATACAATCACTACAACTTCTTGCGTTTCTACAGGAGAATCCGGAATGATTGAGGTTGATTGTGGCTTAGATAATAAATTTGTAGCAGAATATTTTTGTTGTTCTGACGATACATATCATAAGCACTCCATTGGTGGAGGAGTATCAACAAAGGCAGCAGTCGCGACAAGTCTCTGTGGAACAATCCCCCCATATCAAAATATTATCTGGATGATTAAAACATAATGGAAGCCTTCGAGAAACCAATAACAATATTTATTATGACCCATAATAATGCGGACACAATAAGCTTATGTCTAAAGAGGTTAGAGATTCAAAACCTAACAGCGAGGGTAGTTATTATGGATTACAATTCTAAGGATGGAACTAGAGAAATGTTAAAAAAACAAATCAAAGTAGATTATTATAAATTCCCTATTGAGCTAATCCTAATTAATAAGAAGATGGACAAACATAAAGCTAAGGTACACTTCAGAACCGAAGCCTGTAAGAAATGCGATACAGATTATTTAATGTTCTTAACGGCAGACCTTCTAATTCCTAGATACTCAATTCAACAACTAATTAATATTATAGAAAACGGAGACAGGATAGGAGTAGCTGGGTTACAATATCAAAATGTAGACCATATCCAATATGGAGCAACAATAATATTATCAGAACTAGCAAAAAAAA